TCTTACCAGAAGGCAATACAATGTCGCGACTTTATATGGCAGGTTCACTTCGTTCATGGATTCATTACTGTGAACTTCGTATGGAAGAAGGCACTCAAAAAGAACACCGAGAAATTGCTACATTATGTTGGAATAATATAGTAGAAGAATTACCTCTATTTAAAGATTTTATATAATTATAGAAAAGGAAGAAAGAACATGGACAATTACCTACCGACACTTTATCAATCATATATTCATAAAAGTAGATATGCTCGATGGCTATGGGACGAAGGAAGACGAGAAACATGGACAGAAACCGTAGCTAGATATTTTAATTTTTTTGAAGAGCATCTAAAAGATAATTATGAATTTGATATTCCTAAATCAATTAGAAACGAGTTAGAAGAGTCGGTTCTTTCTCTAGGTGTCATGCCATCGATGCGATGCCTTATGACTGCTGGTGAAGCACTGAAGAGAGAAAATGTTGGTGGTTATAATTGTTCTTATGTTGCCATTGATAGTCCGCGATCTTTTGACGAGATTCTTTATATTCTAATGAATGGTACTGGAGTAGGATTTTCAGTTGAGAGACGTTTTACCGGTCTACTTCCTATCATACCAGACGAGTTGTATGATACCGACACTACAATAATTGTTGCCGATTCAAAGCTAGGTTGGGCAAAGTCTCTAAAAGAACTTATTCATTTACTTTATAGTGGACAGATTCCTAGATGGGATCTTTCTAAGGTTAGACCTGCTGGTTCTCCTTTAAAGACTTTTGGTGGTAGAGCCTCTGGCCCAGAACCTCTTAATGAACTTCTCAAGTTTGTTATTAAGACTTTCCGTGGAGCAACAGGTCGTGGACTTTCTCCTCTAGAGTGTCATGATATCGTTTGTAAGATAGCTGAGGTCGTTGTTGTTGGTGGTGTTCGTCGGTCCGCTCTTATTTCTCTTTCTGATTTGTCGGACGATCTCATGCGCGGAGCAAAGTCAGGCAGATGGTGGGATGATAATCCACAAAGAGCATTGGCTAATAATTCTTATGTTGCTAATGAAAAACCTGAGATTGGTATTTTCATGAAAGAGTGGTTATCTCTTTATGAATCCAAGTCGGGTGAAAGAGGTATTTTTTCTAGAAGAGCATCCAAGAATCAAGCAATAAAGTTTGGAAGAAGAAATTCAGATCATGACTTTGGCACGAATCCTTGTTCGGAAATTATTTTGCGTTCCAGGGAATTCTGTAATCTAAGCGAAGTTGTAATTCGCGAAGGTGATACACCAGAGACACTACAAGAAAAAGTCAGGCTTGCTACTATTCTAGGTGTTTTTCAATCAACTCTAACCAACTTCAAGTATCTTACAAAGAAGTGGAAGGAAAATTGTGAAGAAGAAAGGCTACTGGGAGTATCATTAACTGGTATTCTTGATTGTGATTTCACAAATGGTAAGAATCCTAATCTAGAAAATCTACTGGAACTTCTTCGCGAACAAGCACAACTTACAGCAAAAGAATGGTCAGAGAAGTTAAATATCAATTATTCTGCTGCTATTACTTGCGTAAAGCCTAGTGGTACTGTGAGTCAGTTGGTTGATGCTGCTTCTGGTATTCATGCTAGACATAATCCATATTATATTCGGACGGTTCGAGCAGACAAGAAGGATCCTCTTGCGAAGCTTATGGTCGATCTAGGATTCCCTGTCGAAGATGATGTTATGAAGCCAAATAATACATATGTTTTTTCGTTTCCAATTAAGTCGCCCGAAAATGCTATTTTCCGTACAGATATGACGGCCATCGAACAACTTAAACTTTGGCTAACATATCAACGTCATTGGACAGAGCATAAGCCCAGCGTTACAATTTCTGTAAAAGAAAGTGAATGGATTGATGTTGGTGCTTGGGTATATGAGCATTTTGATGAGATGAGTGGTGTATCTTTTCTCCCATTCAGCGATCATATCTATGCACAAGCACCTTATCAAGATTGTTCAAAGGAAGAATATGAAGAGCTACTGGCAAAAATGCCTAAGAGTATTGACTGGACGGAACTGTCTAAATATGAAAGCACCGATCTAACTATTGGATCTCAAGAGTTGGCCTGTAAAGTCAATGCTGATGGTACCTCTGGTTGTGAAATTGTATAAGGAAATTCAATGTCAAAGGAAATAGAAAACAATACATGTAAGTTTTGTGAATCTGTTTATAAACTAAGCTATGATTTGGATAGCACTTCAGGCCATCCCAAATTCTGTCCATTTTGTAGCGAAGAAGTTTATGATGATGGTTTGCATTATGAAGAGGAGATAGAATAAATAGAACCACAAAAGGTGGTTCTATGAGTGATTGGTTATATAATTCTTTACCCATAACAGAAAATGATATAGACGGATTCTTAGGATTCGTCTATATCATTACCAACAATATCACCAATAAGAAATATATCGGTAAAAAACTCCTGAAGTTTTCCAGAAAGAAATCTGTCAAAGGTAAAAAAAATAAAAAAAGAGTTCTAATAGATTCTGATTGGAAAACATATTATGGATCCAACAAGGAATTAGCAGAAGATGTCGTTAAGTATGGTGAAGAAAGCTTTACTCGCGAAATATTAAAACTGTGTGTCACAAAAGGCGATTGTTCCTATTGGGAAGCGAAACTTCAATTTGAAAATGACGTTTTGATTTCTGATCAATATTATAATTCCTGGATCATGTGCAAAATTCATAAATCACATATTAAAAATATTTCTGCTGCAACGCAACAATAGACATTGACAAATAGCTATATAGTAATATATAATGGTATGTGCGATTAAACAAGGAGAAAATATCGTGCTGAAGCTTTTTTATACCAATTTAATGACGACACTACCTTCTATTCCGAAGAAGGATTGCTTATCTGAAATGATTCGAATCGAATATGGAAAAGAGTACAGGCTACTAAAGATTGCTCTTAACGATAAGAACACCAATAAGTCTTACATGCAGAATAAGATCCGCTTTCTTACAACCTAGAATTTAATTCAGTTTCAATACAACTAAAGGTAAATAGCTGGTATGTGTTTTTCGCATACCAGCTATGCTTTTTTGTGTATAGACATTGTTCCCTTTCTTTGATACTATAGTGCGTAAATTAGAGAGGAAAGATTATGCCCAGTTTGAATATCCCTGTAGACCGTCTTGAAATCTATCTCGCTCGAATTCGCGAGGATTATGTCAAGTTTTGGAAGCCAGAGGATCTTGAGAAGACTCATATTCAAGATATGATCACCGAATTCAACCAGAATCTTACCTATAAGATTGGTAATTCTTATATCAAGGTGATCCAGGGTAGTTCCGTTCATTCTTTCATCGTCAATAAGACTGGTAAGTTTCCTGTGGGTAGTATCTTGATGGCGGCTAGCTGGAAAGCGCCTGCTACTAATTTTGCTCGGGGCAATATTCTACAGGACGATTATGTAGTTCGTTGGACTGGTGCCATCTATCTAAAATGAGGTCGCAGATGAAGATCAAGTTTCCCAAGAAGCAGAAGATTCGCGTCATTTATCGCAATGTGGCCATATATACCACTGTAGGTAAATATGCATTCACTTTCGGAACTGGCACAATGGTCAACGGAACGTTTTGTGCGTTGATGGATTTGCAAAATAGTAATCCGAAATCAACCGGAATTGTTCGTGATTATTGTGGCGAACAGATTCAAGTCGACCTTTTGAATGGATAAGTGATGACAGAATCGGCATATAATTTCCGAAACTACGATGATATTCCTGTACTGTTGCAGGAATATCTTTTAACCGTTTCTGATGCGGATAAGATTGATCGACTAGAGATTGAAGATATCAATTCATTTTTGAACGGCCTGATGGAATTTACAGTTCCGACCTATCCTATTCCGGAATAAAATATGTTTATCTATGTGAAAAATACTTCTGGTCGTAGGAAAGTTTCCAAAAAGATTTTGGAAGCAAATCGCGCCCATAATGAATATATTAGAGATATCATATATAAGCATGGGTCTGTATCCAAGGTAGATAAAACGTTTAATTTAGATACTCCTATCTATTATAGGGAAACAAACTTACCGCCTGTATCTAATTCGATTCCTGGTGGCGGTTATAAGAAGTCTATCGATGATTATAAATGGAAGAGAGGTAAAGAAGAATCTACACAAGCTATCGTGGAGATTGAAAAGAAAAAGAGAAGGATTGCTCCGGCATATAATAAAGGAGCCAACCAATATATTAGTGATGGAGCAGATATCAAAACTTTAGGAAGAAAAATATGACAAGAGTTAGAATATATACGAAAGATGATTGTATTTGGTGTGATCGTGCTAAGTTCCTATTAAAACAATTCGATCTTCATTATGATGAATTGAAGCTTGATGAGGATTACACCAAGGAAGATTTGAGATTGCTAATCGGCGAAGAAAAGAGATTGATTGTTCCTCAAATTTTTATTGACAATCGGCTAATAGGGTCGTATAATGATCTGACAATGTATTTAGAGGATCATAACGTAATGGGAACACAACAGTAAATGAGCTATTTTAAGCCTTCTAACAGAAAGATGCCCAAGGATTGTCCAATCACGTTGGAAGATATTGAGGATGAATGGGATCGAATGGTAGACTTTGCAATGAAGAGAGGATATCTTAAGAAGACGGGCGGTATGTATAAGGGCCGTGGAGAACCAGATGATTGGTTCGATGCTTATGAAGATCACTCCAAAAAGTACCGAAAATAATGCAAATCAAGAGCGAACCCACAGTGCGATATGACATTTTCATGGCTGGTGATATAGATCAAGCCAAACAGTTTTGCCGTGAGTTTTGTTTCATTGCCGGTCTATGTGTTCATATTGAACCTGTCGATTATATCTATACTGGTGGCGAGGAAGCAGGATTCAAGATCGGTCTGCTGAATTACCCTCGATTTCCGGCTAATAATGCCGATCTTCATGATACAGCATTGAATCTGGCCGAAAAGCTTCGCGGCAGGCTATGTCAGCATTCATATATGATTGTCGGTCCCGATATGACCGAATGGTTCTCGGTAAAAGATATTAAAGATACAACAGGAGAAAAGAAATGATTGATACTTATCAGCTAAAGGAAAATCTGGTCAACGGTGTCGTTACGGTTGTCTTTGAAAAGACCGACGGCACTCTTCGTGAAATGCGCTGTACCCTCTCACCTGAATATCTTCCACAACTTCTTACAGAGGAAGGTTCGACTCGATCTCGTACTATGAGCGATAATGTTATTGCCGTCTGGGATATTGAAAACGGTGGATGGCGATCTTTTAGGATCGATTCGATCAAGCAGATTATTGTTGGATAGTTGTATTCAAAAAATAATATAACTGCTATGCAGTATTGCTATTTACTTTCTGGTCAAACCCTGTATTATATAGATTGAAATGGAGAAATGATTCTAATGGCTAAGGCTGCGACAAAGTTTCGTGGTAAGACGTTCGACCAGAGTTTTATGGGACCAGAACCCGATCTACAGGGCAACATCACTCAATCCGATCTGATCAAGGCTTACACCTGGTATCAGTATTTTCATGATGGTGATGACGCCAAGAAATTTGTTATCGATTATCTTAGAGAGACAAAGGCGAATAAGGATGTTATTCGCAACGTCTCTAAAATCAATTCCAATGACTTAAAGACGATTGGTTGGAATTTTCGTATTCTCTCCCTCGGTGGCAATCTACCCGATGATGTTAAGACAAGGTCATTCGAGAAGTTAAAGAGTCTCTTTCTGATCGAATCTACAAAGAAGGAGGAAATTGAGCCCGATAAAAATAAGTTCGTTGTATCAATTCAAGATCGAATTTCCAATCTCACTTCAAATCTTATTGCCGAGCTAGAAGAGCAGATTGATATTTTTGCCACCAATGGTGGTAATGATTTTGATATTGCAAAGTGGTTGCGAGAAAAGGATGTAAAGCCACAGATCGCCCTCAAGATAGCTGAAAAATACAAGCCGCTTTATTCTGAAATTTTCGATACGATTCAAAATAAAGATCCTCAGCTAAAGGAAGCATATAGTTGCTGGAAAAAGGCCGATCTTAAAAAGTTTATGGAGTTCGTTCGCGGCTTTATCGCAGAAAGCGAAAAGAGAGCTAGTATCATTAAGTCAATTCGCAAGCCGAGAAAGAAGAAGGAAAAGCCAGCGGCTCTTCAAATTGCGAAACTTAAATATCAAGAAAAGGATGATTCGTTGGGGCTTGTCAGTATCAAGCCCACAGAGGTCATTGGTTCAAACCAGCTCTGGACATTCAACACCAAGACTCGAATGCTCACCGTCTATAACGCTATGAGTGCAACAGGATTGAGTGTTAAGGGTACTTCCATTCTGGGCCTAGACGAGAAGACTTCTATATCCAAGAAGCTTCGAAAGCCAGAATTAGCCAAGTCTGTTGTCGATGCTGGAAAAGTATCACTGCGAAAGATTATGGATTCTATTCGAGCTAAAGAAAAAATAGCAAAGAATAGAATAAATAGTGATACAATTCTATTGAGGACTATTAAATGACAGAAATCATAGGTTTTCCAAAAAGCAGAATCGTCCGAGAGAATATGAATGAGGATTATATCAAAAAAGCAAAAGAAACTGGATTACAAAATTTCTGTGAAGCTATTCTACATGATTTGACTGAAGGCATTATATATGAGTTAGAAAACTATGGAATTGATACTTCTTCAGAAAAATTTATAGAAGACTTTAGTTTTGCAATAGAAGCCCTTAGAGCCTCTGTTTATCGTGTAGTAAAGATAGATCACACACTTCACGAATTTCTAGATAATAATGTGAAATTGAAAAGTTCAATGAATGCTTCTGATGATGTTGATGATCATTAGAGAATATACATAATAATATAAAAGGATTAGTTATGCTTTTAGTCGATTTGAATCAAGTTATCATTTCTAACCTGATGCAACAGTTAAATTCTTCACAGAAAAAGCTTCTGGACGAAGATTTGATTAGGCATATGGTACTCAATAGTCTTCGATCATATCTAAAGCAATTCAAATCCAGATATGGTCCTATGGTAATCTGTTGTGATAGTAGAAAGTATTGGAGAAAAGATATTTTTCCTTTCTATAAGTCAAATAGAAAGAAGGATAGAGAAAAGACTGATATAAACTGGACTCTTATCTTTGAGACGATCAATAAGATTCGTGATGAATTGAAAGAGAATTTCACACATAAAATTGTTGAGGTTGAAGGCGCGGAAGCGGATGATATCATCGGCACTCTTGTACACAGATATTCCTCAACGGAAGAAATTCTTATTCTATCTTCGGATAAAGATTTCGTACAATTGCAGAAATATTCAAATGTCAAGCAATATAGCCCTATTTTAAAGAAATTTGTATCTACTGACGATCCTAGGCTTTATGTCAAGGAACATATTATGCGAGGTGATAGAGGTGATGGTATACCTAATTTTCTTTCAGCAGATAATGTATTTGCCTTAGGTGAAAGGCAGAAGGTTCTAAATAATAAAAAGTTTACCGAATGGTTGAACAAAGAACCAGAAGAATTTTGTGACGAAAGAATGCTTAGGGGATACCGAAGAAACCAAAGGCTAGTTGATTTGGATTTTATTCCTGAAGAATTGAAAATTAAAATCAATGAGACATTCGACAGCACAGAAACTGGTAATAAACAAAAGATGATGAATTATTTTATTGAGAAGCGGTTGAGAAATATGATCGAGGTACTTGATGAATTTTAGCATAAATATATAATAACATGGAAAAACCTTATGAAAAATATATATGAAATTTTTGAAGAATTTAATAACGCAGAAACGAGACAAGACAGAATCGAAGTCCTAAGAAAGAACCGGTTGATAAACAAAAGACTGGTTGTCGTGCTTCAAGCAGCATTTCATCCTGATGTAAAATTTGTATTCAAGAAACCTCTTCAATATAAAAAGTCGGATGCACCTCCAGGTCTAGGATATACCTCTATTGAAATGGAGACAAGAAAGCTATATCTGTTTCTAGAGAACAGTAATAGAGTCGATCCAAATTTAACACAAGAAAGAAAAGAAGTTCTGGCTATTCAAATACTAGAAGCTCTAGAAGCCAAGGAAGCCGAAGTCTTTATGAATATGTTAATGAAGGATTTAAAGGTCAAAGGTCTCACATATAAGTTAGTTAATGAGGCCTTTCCTAATCTTTTGCCTTGATTTTTTTGGTTGACCATATATAATGCTATCCAAGTATAGGAAAATATATGGGAAAAAGAAAATCGAAACTAGAAAAAATAATGGAATCTAAAGAAGAAAATCTATATGAGACTACAGTAGAAGATTGTGAAATTTGGTTTAAGATTCTCAATAAAGAATTGTTTGATAGAAAACTAAAACCTATAGATGCCATAGAAATAAAATGGAGAAGAAAGGTATATGCCTATTACGAATACAAAAATAATATAAGCAAACTTTGTATGAATCGAAAATATAAGAGTAAGAAATTTTTTATAGAGGTTTTAGCACACGAAATGGTACATCATTATCAGTTTATGCATAATATTCCGGTCGATCACGATCATATTTTTATGTCATGGAAAAAGAAATTCAATCAGAAAGGTCTAAACTTGGAAGAGGCTTATTAAAATGAAGTATAAGAAGAACTATGATAGATATGAAAGAGAGTGTGATGAGGATGAAGAGGGTCTAAAGAATAGGAAGCTAGATGCAAAGCGCCGACCAATTCGAAATTGGAAAAAGGCTGTGATCGAAAGATTAGATAGCGAAGATGATCTAGAAGAAATTTATAACTAAATCTAGACGATAAAAATATTTTGATGATTACTCCAAGTTGTATGCAATCCTGCATAGCTGCTATGTGATAATAACATAGCTCCAGCACTTGAATCCGGCTCTAGAATCATTATATCTAGTATGAGAGATTCACGACACGAGGTTATCATGACTGTTTACACTTTTGACGAAAACATCATTTCGGACCTTCACAAGGACGCTTTTGGTTTTCGTCCTTC